AACCCTAAATAGTGACGGCCAGTCCGCTCCCGAGCTGGCCGCTCACCTAACTGCTTGAAAGGATGACGAAATGCCAACGATAGTTACGGCCACAGAGCTTAGGACCATTCTTGGCGTTTCGTCATCCCTATATTCAGATGCTTACCTAAACGATATTGTTGATGCTTCAGAGAATTTAGTTTTGCCAATGCTAGTCACATTCCAGAGCAAGATAAACAAAGTAAAGCTTGAGGATAATGTCGCTTACTTTGAGACCGCAACAATTCAAGAATTTACAGAAGGCCAATCCGTAATTATTACTGGCTGCGGATCACCATTTACAGGCACTCACACAGTATTAGCAGATGAGTTATCAGATTATGTCTTTGCAGTCGCAATCACCAATGCAGATATATTGGAAAAGAATATTATTCCAGCAGGAAACGCTGCGCTCTCTGGACTATCAACCTATGTCGGAAATGCCAATGCTGAAGCTGCAATTCTGGCTATCTCTGTTGAAATCTTCCAAGCCAGAACAGCCGCTGGTGGATCAATAGAAGGCATAGATTTTGCAGTAACCCCTTATCGCCTATCTAAGAATTTACTTGCCAAAGTAACTGGGCTACTAGGGCCATACCTTGATGTAGAGACGATGGTTGGATAATGCCTAGCACAATTGCCACAGATGTCCGAGGCCAACTTAAAACCGCCTTGGCTGGCTGCGCCGCAAATATCTACGACTCAGTTCCAGAGTCCCCTATAGTTCCAGCAGTAGTGTGCGTTCCTGATGCTCCTTATATGGAGCTTGAAGTCTTAGGTAAGACAACTATTCGCGTTAAATTAAATTACACTATAACTGCTTGCGTTGCGTATTTTAGCAACGCCGCATCATTAGACAATTTAGAGCAATTAATTATTAGTATTCTTGGAGCGCTAAACGCATCCAAGTATGAGTTATCGACAGTCGATAGGCCGTCAGTAACAACAGTAGGAACAACCAATTTATTGGTTGCAGACATACGCTTGAGCGTCCGCTACGAGCAAACCGCATAGGAGACCCAAATGCCAACAACAGTAATAACTGGGCGCGATGTGACATTCACACTCGATAGCGCTACTTATGACGCCCAGACAACTAGCGCAGTCCTAAGCTGCGAAACAATTATAGAGACCTATCAAACCCTTGATGGTCGCGCTTATAAGTCCGTAGATAAGCAATGGACTTTCACAATTGAGTTACTTCAGGATTGGGGAGCTGCAAGCTCTCTATTTGAAGGAATGTGGTCTGATGCAGAATCTGCACCTAACACCACACTTACAGTTTCATTTACAGCAGTATCTGGCGCAGTATTTGCTTTCAGCGTATTGCCAATCTTCCCAACTGCTGGTGGAGCTGCTCCCGGAGCGCTTACCGACACTTGGACAATGACAGTAGTTGGAACTCCAACAGAGACCTTTAGTTAAGAGATCGGAGCATCGGGAGCTATGAAACTATCAATTACAATTGAATATAACGGAGGCGAAGTTGCCACCTATGTTGCTCAACCGCCAGAGTGGGCCAAGTGGGAAAAGACCACAGGCCACACAATTACAAAGGCGCAAGACAATATAGGAATCTGGGATTTAATGTTCTTGGCATATAACGCTTATAAGCGCGAAAGTGCTGGTAAGCCAGTCAAGTCTTTTGATATCTGGATGGAAACAGTTGCCGATGTTAGGACTGGCAACGATGACCCAAAAGCCATCAGCCCGACAGCGTAAGGCGACTCCTAGTAATAGTTGCTCTTAAGACTGGTATTCCAATGCAATATTGGGATGATTGGGACGATGTAGCAACAGCAGTCGAGCTGATAAAGGAGATGAATAGCGATGGCTGAAGAAGTGTCAGCATTTGACCGCACAGAGCTGCGCCAAGTCTATAAAGCCTTTACCCTGCTAGGTGACGAAGCCAAAGCCGAGGCTCGTCAAAGCTCTAACAATCTCGCTACTTATTTACAAAGACAAATCGCTACTACTGCTGCAACGCGCGGCAAGGGCCAACAAGCTATAAACAGAATCGTCAGCGGATCTAAAGTAAGTAAGACCAGCACTACAGGAGAAATTCGTTACGGCTTTGCTAGTCAAAGATTTAGCGGTGGAGGAACTACCCAACAACTTTGGGCTGGCTATGAATTTGGCTCAAATAAATTTAAACAATTTCCTAATTATTCTGGCAGAATGGGCAGAGGCTCGCGCGGTTGGTTTATTTACCCAACGCTACGCAAAGAGCAAAGAAATATAGTTACCCAATGGACTGCTGCATTTAATAAAATATTAGATAAGTGGGGCGTAAGTGGCATCTGATTCCAGAGCATTAACGCTTAAGCTCTTAGCCGATACAGCCGACTTTCAAAAGAAGTTAGCTAATGGCTCTAAAGATATTGATGACATTGGCGAAAGAGCTAAAGAATTTGGTAAGAAGGCAGCAATTGCCTTTGCTGCCGCTGGCGCAGCTATTGGCGCATTTGCAGTAAGCGCAGTTAAAGCCGCTGCAGAAGATGAGACGGCCCAACGCCGATTAGCCGAGACTATTACTGCAACTACTGACGCTACAGCTAAACAGATTGAAGGCGTTGAAAAATACATAAAGCAGACTTCTATTGCAGTTGGCGTAACCGACGATGATCTACGCCCTGCCTTCACTCGCTTAGTCAGATCAACGCAAGATGTAGAAGAAGCCCAAAAGCTGCTAAATTTGGCACTAGATTTAAGTGCTGCAACTGGCAAGCCACTAGAGACAATATCTAACGCTTTAGGTAGAGCCTATGATGGCAACACTACGGCCCTTGGCAAGCTTGGCCTTGGACTTGATGCAGATATTATAAAGAGCAAAGACTTTGACGCAATTTTTAAAGAGCTCACTGGCACATTTGGGAACTTTGCGGAGAAGGAATCAGAGACCACAGCCAAGCAACTAGAGCGCGTCAAGATTGCTCTTGATGAGGCTAAGGAATCTATTGGCGCTGCCTTGCTGCCAGTAGTTCAAGAACTTACGGCTTGGATATTAGACAACTTTATCCCAGCCTTAGAGGCATTTATCTCTGGCCTTACTGGTGAAGACTCACTCGAAGCTTCTTTGTCTGAAACACAGGTAAGAGCAGTCGAGTGGGGTAAAAAAATTAGAGGGTTAATTGATACAGTTATTAAGTTCAAAGATGAGTTAATTATTTTAAGTGGGATTCTTGCTACTTTATTTGTAGTTTCTAAAATATCGGCTGGGGTAACTGCAACAATTGTCTTAATAAATCTTCTTATTAGAGCTTACAATGCTTTAAAAGCTAGTGCAATTGTGGCTGGAGTTGCCGTAGCTTTTGCAGCCAACCCATTGCTTGGCGTTGGCGCAGTTGCTTTAGCAGCAGCAGTTCTATCAGGTGCTAATGCTTTGGCAAGAAAAGGGGACACCGCTGAAGTGGCAACTGGCACTTCTTATAATGAGCAAAGGATGCTTGACATCGCATCTGGAACAGGATCATCTGGGGTCATAACTGGCGGTGGATCAAGTGGTGGATTTAGCGGACTTAGCGGCGGCGCATCAGGCAAGCCTACAACGACTAGCAAGCCAACTCAAACTTTAATTGAACAAGTCAGCGAAGCAAATTTTATTAAAAGAACAGCAGGAACTGGATCATTTGATGTAGCAGGAATTAGACAAGGTGATGAGCGCGGCAATGTCGTTATCAATGTTAATGCGCCAAGTGCAATAGATGAAGAAGGATTTACTCGAGCCGTAGTTTTAGCTCTAAACAATAGCAATGCTCGCAACGGCGGTGGGGGCGCTATTCTTGGCGGCCTAGTGGCAGAATGACTCTTTGGAATCCAGTTTATAGAGTTAAGGTTGATGGCGTTACAGTCACCAGCGCAACCCTTAGCGGTTTGACTATTACCTCTGGTCGCACCGATATTTATCAACAGCCAATTGCAGGTTACTGCAATTTAAGTCTTATAGAGACAGCTGAAGCTGCAGTTCCCTATGAAGTAAATGACGCAGTAACAATAGAAGTCCAAGACTCTAATGGCGATTATGTTAATCTCTTTGGCGGCTTTATTACTGACTTAGGTATTACAGTCCAGACTTCAGGAT